TTGTTCAGTTCATGAATTTGCATCAGTTTTTCTCACAGTACGAGTAAATTTACCAGGATCCCGTAGGTTAATCGCATTGATCAACTTGCGTTGCAAATTTTTAGCTACTTCTGGCTCATAACTTGAGTCAATCTGTTCTAATAACCGTATAGCACTGGATATGATGTTACTAGCACGGGTTTCAATCACATGGCGAGAGTCACGCTCTACATACATGCTTTCTAATTCTTCTAATAAACTACGAGTTTTCTTTTGCATAATAGTCCTGGACCTTTGTGTTATTTATTAGAATTTTGTCCATTGTTACGGTTGTTTAATTTGTCCAAGTAATTGTCGTAGTTTGGCACCTTGTACATCTGCTGTAATTTTACTTATTTCTCCGGTTTCACTATCAATCTTTTCCGTTGGGATGTTAATACGACTTTGTGGTTTAATGCTTTCATAAATGCTTGGCTTTTTAAATGATCCACTACTGTCATCATCTCCGCCATTGTCTGTAATACGCATAGTTTCAATGTTATATTCTAAATCAACCTTTTGTCCAACACCTGTACTACTACGACTTTTCATACATTGTATTTGATACTTGCCACGTTCTTTCATTGCACGACTTGTAAAAATACCAAACACATTATCTGCTGTGTTAATCTTACTAATACCACCCGATATATGACTATGATCAAATTCAATTTCTTCTACAGCACTACGATTTAACTGCGATGCAGTCACAAACAACACATTCAATTCTTTTGCCAAGTTACGCAATTCTTCTGACACATATTTGTCCTTAACAAACAAATCATTTGGACTAACCTTTGCACTAACTGGCATTAGCAAGTCCAAGTAATCACACATAATAAAATCTACTTTGATATTAGTTTGAATCTGTACTTCTTTAATGTATGATCTAATGTCATTAATATTACTTTGTGCCGGTAATGCTTTGACACGATACTGTCCAAACTTCTTACCAGTCATTTTAACTTTTAGAGTTGCTGTATCAATATCCTTGCGAATTTCTTTGGTGCTCATGTTAGTTAACATTGCATCAGTTCTCAAACTTGTAAGTTCTTCACTCAATTCAAGACTAATATACACACCACTAAGTCCTTGTTGCAACCAGTTTAGTGCAATGTTCATCATTACCAATGACTTACCTGATCCAGATCCGCCAGCAAAGATGTTTAGTTCACCACGACTAAATCCACCATACAACAACTTATCAACTTGTGGCCAACCTGTGCTTACTTGTCCACCACTGTTAAAGTATTTGTTAATACGAGCACTTGGATCAGCAAAGTAATCAGTGCCCATGTCTTTTGTTAAACTGATCTGTACTGCGTCTTTGATTAGTTTCTCAACCGGATCATACTCGCCCTTTTCCAACAAATCAGCACTCTTTAAAATAGCACGTTCAAGTTCTTGACGTCTAGTAAATGCTTCAAACTCGGTCATAAACCATTCGTAGTGGCCTTCATTTAAGTCTGGTACTGTTGCTAGTTTAATGCCAGTTGTTGCCGAGATCTGTGTACGATCCGGCATTGTCTTATGTTTCTCAGAGTGTTCTTTAATAAACTCTGCCGCCGGTCTAATACTTTTATCAAAGTTAGCAGGGTTATAAATGTTTTGTACCCGCACATAACTTGAAGCATCTTCCAGCATCATTTCTAGAAACAATCGTTGTACATCTAATCCGTATTCTTTAAGCATCTATTTCTCTTGGTCTGTTAATTTTCTTTTCAAGTTGACGTTTTCTTAACTCAATTTTTATCTTGCTTGTCTCTCTTGATTGCATTATAGTTAGCAAAGTTGGCAACTTGCCCCACATTTTCACAGCGTCGTTAATATCTTTTACTGTGTCCGGCCAATCAGGTATGCTTACTGCCCATCCTAATTCCACTGCACGGTCTATCAGTACAAGCCCTGCTTGATCCTGATCAGGCACTACAGTAACTTCACGACCTAAACTGCGTATCAGTCTTACTTGCTCATCACTTATTTCATTATGCATAACAGCCAAGCCACTGATACATAACGCATCAAATATACCTTCTGTTACAATAGCATGTTGCCATCCTGTTTGTTGTAAATCCATGCCAAACACATAGCCAGGTGGCATATCATTAATGTATCGTGGGTTGCGATCATCTAAGAAGCGTGTTGTACTACCTACAACTTTATTGTCATGTGTAAATGGAATAGTAACACCTTTCCTTGAAAAGCTCGTTACTGATACCATTACTGGATAGTCTTTAGGAACACGTCTGCTTTGTAAATACTCCCATTCATCTGGACTATCAGGTGTTACAAAATTTACAAACTTAGGAAGGTCTGCTTCTTTAAATTCTATTGGCGCCAGGTGGTTCCATACACGCTGACGTTCCTCAAGCATACCTTCCATACTGCGATGACGCATACTTTCAAGATTGATTTGATTGATATCGTTTTCAGGAACACCTAACCATTCAAGCAGCCGACGTGCTTTAAAACTAATATTACGTCCAAGAATAAAACTTGTTGTATATCCACAGTTGAAACAATGATAGCTCCAGCCTTGATCAGATATTTTAATGCCGCCTCGCCCCCTGCGATCTTGAGTGTTACCATTATGTGTGCAGCAAAGTGCGTTGAAAGCAATCCAGCCGGAACTTGATTGTTTTCTTTTGCTTGGTAAAAATGATAACACATCGATCATGTTAATATTATAACATGATTTGTGCTAAAGATCAACTTATTTTGGCTTAACGGTACTTTATGTTTACCGCATGACCGGTGGATATTATCACACCGATTGATATCATACTGTATGGATTAGGACGATATCCAGAACCACCAGATGTTAAGGTAATCCCTGTTAGATCACCACCTGCTCCGATTGTTGAAGTGGCAGTGGCACCAGCTCCGTTACCAACAAAGGTAATTAATGGTGGCGCTTGGTAACCAGATCCTGCACTTGTAACGGATACGCTAGTAACAACACCGTCAGTTACTACAGCATTAGCCATAGCGGCTATTCCAAAGTTTGTTCCATCTATACCAGTTGTGGTTACGCTATTGTTAAAACACAAACGAAGCAATGGATGCCACCCAACTACTGTCATATGGATAGTTTCGGTCTTGTTCAAATATTGTGTAGATGGTGTTACATTGTACCAAATACTTTGGTATGTTTCTGCTGCCTGTGCTTTAATTGTACCTGTATAACCAATCAAATCCAGTTGAATACTGGTAACAGGACCACGGGGTTCAATTTGGCTACTGAAGTATTCTGTTGATTGATAAGGGGTAGTTGACCCAATTGGCTGTCCTGCTTGTAATGCCCAATCTGGATATTGTGATCCACTGCTGCCACCATAACTGGTTTGTGCCGACAAGTTAACAGTTGGGATTGTTAATTCAGTACTGGGGATAAATTCTGGATATACGCTGTCTACAATGTCAGCTGGGGCACGGGCACCTGCTTGGGCATCAGTAAATACTGCTTCTATCAAGTTGCCACTTGCTCGCATAATGCTATAGCCTGCTGGTTGTGCTTCTACAGCATCAAGATCAGCGGGTGTTAATGTTACTTTAGCACGACCGTATGCGGCATTAATAATTGTCATTTCTTTTTGTGCCAGTAATGCGTCGCCATTTTGGCTGACCATTCTAAATGTCAGTGTGCTGCCTGTAATATTCACAGGTTTTTCGTCTTGATTAATGAATTCAAACAAGACTACATTGTCAACACCCTTATTAATTGTTAGTTTTTTAGCATACACAGGATCGTACCTCAGATTGAAATAAGCACCACTGGTGTCAGGAGTTAAAACTCTAATTACTTGCTGGTAAAGGTAGGCAGTGGTTGAATACATATGTTGTATTTAGCGATACTGATAATCAGTGGTTGACCCTTTAATCCCGCCCAAAATACGTCTGTATAAATATTCCGATGGGTAACGATATCTTTACAAAATTAACCGAGCAATATCCTTTTATCACGCTGTGTGTATATGCCTCCACGGAATATGTGGGAATTGTACAAAATCAAGATGTTTCAGTTACTACCATATACGACTTTGGAAGTATACACGATCCGGAAATGAAACAACGATTTTTGGAGTTAGCCAATGTATGGTGGTGGGAAAGTAATCACAGTATCCCTATCAATATTTTCCTGAAAAAAGACTGGGAAATATTTAGACCTTGCTTACGCACATTTACCAACAAAGATTTGGAAATACTACACGGCCCTGTCTGTAGCCTTGCTGACATTATCCTTAAAAAATCAAAAAGAAAATCTATTACGCTTGTTCGCCGGATGGAGTGAGTAAGTTCATATGTAATGCTACTAAGGCTGCGTAAGAAATTGCGTGGCTTTTCTTAAATGTGTAGCCTTTAGATTCGTCACCGTCCCATACTGTTTCAAACACATTATTCCACGGCTGTCTTTGTAAGTGTGCCTTGCCTGGACGAATGATACTGATAAATGCTGCCATTCTTGGAATAGAATCTGGCTTCATCTCTTTTAATAAGTCTGTATAGTTTCCGATATGTACTAATTGTTTAGCCCACTCTGTATCTGTCCATAGTTTAGTCCAGTTAGGTTCTTGTGCTACTGCTGTAGCATAATGTTCGGGACCGGTAATCAACTGATAAACACTCATGTTCAACAAGTCAATTTTAAAGTATCCTAGTTCTTCAGCGGCTTCGTAGTCAATGGCAGCACATTGGTTCACCGGATCATGCGGAATATCTGTTACATAGATTCCGGAATTATGTTTACGTACTTGCCCTTGATGTAATTGACGTGCTGGTGTATGCTTAATTAATTCAAGCAATTGATTGCGATCTGCAAAGTCAATATCAATATCTGCGCTCATTACCAACCTGCCTGTTTTAAAATATCCTTAGCATACTCTTGATCTGACGGATAGTCTTGGAATCGTTTTTGCCAATGATCTACATCTATGTAAGGATATATGATAGTGATCTGTTCAGCGTTTAGTTCGCTTAAAAAATGTTGCCCGGATTCACTGTTAAAGATTATCCAAGGACTAATACGTCCTGCTGTGACAGCATACACCATTGCGTTAGTACCGCCATAGCGTAAACAATCGTGTGGTGGGTTACCTGTCTTTTCTGACCAATCAATACCATACTCCATTGCTCTTGCTAGTGCGTCATTTACATTCTCTACACGCAAATAAAATGTTAGATACTCTGTATAAACTACGTCACGGCACCAGTGGTCAATCTTCTTATTTTGTTTTAGCACCCATTCCATAAACCTTGCGGGATTGATAGCACGGATAGATACACAATAACGACCAAATTTTACAAAGGCTTTATAATAAGGACTATCAGCAAAGTCATCATATGTTTTTAGTTTAGCACTACCTTGTGTCATTTCATAAAACTTAATGTATGCTTGAAAGCCCAACTCCACTCCACGTTCTGAGCGTTCTTGTCTACGTCTACGTGGCTCACAGCTATGTACAGTTAGACTTGTTTCTTTAACAAAGTCTTTTTTACAAAACTGACATGTGTATTTCATTTTTTCTTTTCTTGACCCATTAACTTATAGTGCTCGTCTATTTCTTTTTTAGTAGTCATCGACGCTAATACAGCAATGTCATCATCTTTCATATGTGGATATAGTTCTGATAACTGCTTACGGATACTACTGGCACCTGGTTCTTTTTTCTTGGGAGCAATCCAGTTATGCCTGGGTGTTCCCATATCTGGACTAACAGTTGTGGCACATAGCCACTGTAGTTCTGGATGTTTACTTAATGTAAAGAAATGTTTGTTAAGTCTTTCGTTGGTGGCAATAAGATAAAACTCTTGTAGTTCTCTTGAACCTTCTACAGCACTACCCCACCGTATCATTAAGAATGTAGAAAACTTCTTACGTTCCTCGTCTGTTAGTTCTGCGTAGAAATCACGATTCTTTTGATCAAACTGTCGCATCTCGTTGCCAATATTTAACTTATCGCTCATTACCACGCTTTACTGTAGTCAACAATCTCACAATTACGGCTAATGTCTTTTACAAAATAAACACAGTCTGGTTTGGGACCATCTGAAATAGGAACACAAAGCATCTGCCCATTCTTTAATTTAGGAGCATACCATGCCACTTCGTGATAAACATCTACAATCTCAATCTCTGGAAAACTTGGACGGAAACTTGTAAGTGGATTAAACTGGAATACTTTAAATCCACGATCGTTAATGCTGGTTAATGGTAGTACTTCAAGATCACCTACATCGGGTTCACCAATAAGTACTTGCCAATCCATGGGCATACGGATCTTGTGTTCTCCAATTTGTAGCACTAATGCTGGGGCATTGAAGCTCTCAAGAAAGATTAGTGGAATATAATGATAGTCTGGATCTTTGGGATCGCTGTTATCAAATATGGCAAATCTCATATCATCAACTTCTTCTGGAAGATGATCAAGATCAAAATGTATGTTGTCTAATGTTAATATACGCATGTTGTTATTATA